TTGGCTTCTTTGCCGCTATTTCTCTATAAACGCAACGGGAAAACAAAGGAAAGAGCAGAGGATCACCCGTTGTTCTGGCTTTTACATAACGCTCCAAATCCGGAAATGTCCGCTCTCAATCTGCCACGTAGGAGAGTATGCCCGCGCTACGTACTTGTGAACGCCAGGAGCAACGGGCGAAAGCGAGATCTGCAGACCTGCAGCCGAGACTTCCCCAACTTTAATTGGTGAACCGCTCGTGGTCTCGTAAATGCGGACCGTTGTATCCGCTGCCCAGCTTGGGGCCGCGTCCCATGCGAGTTTGAGATCGGCGGACATGGCCGGGATGGAGACGAGGAGGAAAAGAAGGAATAAGGGTTTCATATTATTTCCTATTGCGCGGATATCTATTGCGCGTTTCTTGTGGCTCGATTACCGCCTGATCTGGCTCGCACGCTTCGGCAACACCTCTGCTTAATAGAGTGTATGCGAGTTCGGCGGATACACCCATAACTGTACCCGCCGGTATTTCGCAGTGGTCGAAATGGAACGACACTTTCAACCTGATTGACTTCATACTACCTCGTAAGCTGATAAACCTTGATTGAGTCAACATAGAAGTCGCACAGGCCTGCGTCTGCGCCGTTCTTTACGGCCATAATTACAGGCTGGAATCCTACGTTTGTCCCGTTAGCCATGTTGAACGTGGTCGTTGAAGCAACGCGCACGCCGTCAATGTAGAACTTCACGCTCGTCACTGAATCGGCGATGATGGTGAAAATGTGGAAGGCGTCATTTACCAGGGTAATCCCGGTGGCAACGCCGTTGTTATCCGTGGATCCGTCATCCGTGTGGATCACGACCACGTTGCTGCCATCCATGACGAATAGCGCATGAATCGCAATTTCATCAGCTTCGGACACCCGCATGGAATCCGCGCCGTATGAATCATTAATCATTCCCATGATGACTTCGGCGCCTACCGTGGGAGTGACGTGCATCGCAAAACGGCAAGAGAAGATCCAGCCTTTATCGAGGTTGAAAGACTTGTCGTCTTTGCCGTATAACCCAACATCCTCTGCCTCGGCTGTGGCGTGCAGATGATACGTGAGCTTGCTAAGACCTACGGCTTTCGTGGAGTCTCCAACTTCCACTTCGGTCCATAGCCCGGTGTTTACGGCAGCCCCGAGGAAATCGTCATCAAGTTTTTGTTTTGCCCCAATAACGTCGTCAATTTCTCCGGTGGTTCGGTCAATTACAACACTGACCGCATCGGCCAGCAAATTCATTGCTTTGTAGCGTCCCATGAATTACCTCGTTTCCCCGCGCAATCATGCTATGGGGATGAAATTGGGCGCATGGCAGAATCATCGGCACACGCGCCCATTGTTTATTACATTGGACTACGATGATTAGTCGGCGTAGACAGTGGGAAGCGGGCCGAAGCGGGGCTCAAGTATAGCAAAAGCGCCGCCGGTGTTGGCCGCTCCGAGATCCGAGAAATCGATCCCGATGCAATCAAAGCTGTTTGCGAGATCCATGTCCCTTTCGGGGATGATATCGAAAACGACCAGCTTCGTGCGGGATACGTTCGCGTCGGTCTGATAGACGCCAAGCGCGTGAGTGGATTCCGTCAAAAGGTTGCTTGTGTCGCAATTCTCGTTGACGTAGGTTACACCGTTCACAAGCAGCGCTTTCTCGCTTCCGCCCGTGGCCGTACCTGCGCCACTGACGGCCTGTTTAAGCGTCAAGGTATGTTGCGTTGCATCCGCGCCCTGCCCGACCACCACGCAAATATATGCCCGGTGGACGTTCTTCAGGCTGATGTACGTGCCGTCCCTTGTGTTGTCGGTCCCGAAGGTCGCCAGAACCGCAATGCTATTTAACTCTGGACTGAATTTCATTTTACATCTCCTTAATTGCGGTCTATCAAGACCTGGTTGACAAAACGACGATGGGCGATGCGGTCGTGGTCCCATCCTCAAGTGTGGTTGCAGCAACGACGGATGGTTGACCGTCGCAACGATAGACGATCCGCATTGCGGTTTCGTCGTAGATAAATTTGACGTGGATAGAGTAGGCAACCTGCGGCCCGCCCTTCTGGATAAACTCATACTGTCCGAGATCGACCAGCATGATATCCCCAACGGTTCCGAGCACGGAACACCATGGGCATTCAACCATGGGGATGCCGAGCATGGATTGAAGCCCGGTGGATTGGATGTTCTGGCCGCTGACGAGAGCGCCCGACATTCCAAGCCCGACTTGGAGCTGGAAGAGCTGCTTGTAGCAGGTCGGGTTATACAACCAGACCGGGTTTAGCGCTCCCGGGGTCAACCTTTCGCGCATGTTCAATACGTCATCCAGAACGATCGTGGACGCGCCACCGGCTCCGGTGATGGATATTTTCGCGCCCGAGGTCAAAAGCCCGAGCGGAGTTCCCGCGCCAGTCCCTCGCACAATCGCTTTAATCAATGCGTTGCGCAAAGCGATTCGGAAGCCATTCTCGACCCTGGAAGCCAGAGCAGGAGCGTCGGCCATCAGTTCATCGGTGAGATAGAACAGACCGGCGACTTTTTTCAGCTTCAATTCAACCTTGCGCAGCTTGGGCGCCGTGGCTGATTTCTCCGCGCCTTCCCCGAGCCAGTACATGTTAATTCCGCCCCAGGTTGAAGTTGCCTTGGTGGTCTCGTCGATCGCCTGAAACGTCAAGCCATCTCCGGTGACGTTCGTGGTATTCACTCTGCTCAGAATGGCATCGCCATTCGTGGAAAACAACGGCTCAATCAGGCGTGCGCTCTGATCGGGCTGAACGAGGAAACCGCCGTCGGTCGGCGATGATTCATTCATGCCGGATGCGCGGGCCATTTCCATGTTTGCCGAAAGGCGATTACTGATCTTGCCGCCGGTTCTCGCGTCGCTCTGAATCACGTCGCGCGTGAATTCACCAAGATCCGCGTAACGGTCTTCCTTGCGTGGCAGATGGATGAAGCGCTTCTGTAGCTCGTCCTGTGATTGAACGGCCGGCTTAATCGCCTTGCTTCGAGCCTGATTGAGTCCGTCTTCAACGGCAATCTCTTCCTGCTCGAGCGCCAGCTCTTCGGAAAAGTTGCGAATTTCGGTCAACAGTTCGCCCATTCGTTTCTTCTCGTCAGGCGTCATGGCGCGTTTTTCGTCGTCGATTTTCTTTTTGATTCCGTCTTTCTCACCGCTCAGTTCGGTGAGTTTCTTTGTTAATTCAACTACACGATCGGTTTTCATGCTGTCTCCAATAAAAAAGCCCGCCAAACACGCGAGCTTCTTTGGAATTAAATTGATGTTTAATTGCCTATCTGCGGAAACCCTTTGGTAAGGCATCTTCGCAGGCTCTGAAAAGCTCCTCATCTGATATCGGGTTTTCAATGATATCGGGCGCGGATGCTTCAATTACCTCATCTCCCGCCGAGCGTTCTTTTCCTGTCATGCGCACATGCACCTCGGTCGAAGAATAGGCTGGATATGTAACGGGCGACACATCATGCAATTCAACGTCAATCAATCTCCTGTGTACCGTTCCGTTTTTGCTGTCGTATCTCATTTTTTGTTCAACAATATCAAACGCAAAGCTAGATTCCTTGATATCTCCGCGCTTAAGCGACTTAATCAAATCGAGTTCATAGCTACGGTCGCCACCGCTTAAAACCTCATATCCGAGTCCTTTTGAGTCTTCCCATACCTTTAAGGTTCCGGCTGATCTTCTACCCAAAATAAGGCTCGGGCTGTGATTGATCAACGCGACGACCTCTTGGTCATCTTGAATGGATCGCTTAAATGCTCCAGGGGCAATTTCCTCGTAGAAATTTGGATATAATTCAGTTTCAGAGTTAAAAATCGCCGCATATCCGACTATTTTAGGAACACCAGAGTTGAAATCAGCTCTAACTTCCTGTTTTAAATCTCGATTCCTACTGCGGGTTTCGGCCTCGTCCGGATGCTTCTCCGACCATTGCCGATACTCTTCCTCTGTCCAATTTTCCAAACGTGTCTTTGTCATTTTTCTGCACCCTTGATTAATTTCAGATGCCTGATCGCCAGAGCGGCCCGCTCTTTTTCCTCTTCTGTTATCGGAGCGTCGAGCGGGGTTGACTCAAGATTGGGATCCGAACCAAGTTCTGTCATATTGAGCGGCTGCAGGTAGCCGTCGCCTTTGGGAACCGGGTTCATATTCTCCAGTCCGCGAATGTCGTTTACCGACAGCCATCCCCACTGCCGTCCTATTGCATAGGCCGCATATCTGCTGGCTATATCTCCGCGTAGTAATCCGTCAACTGAATGTTCAGCAAAAAACATGCCGCTTTCATTCAGGCGTTGCTGATTTATTGCCTGTTCCCAGCGCACAGCCCAAGGGCGGATTGCGTCCACGACATATGATATGGATTGCTGCTCTATATTGGAGAACGTGGCCCGCTCAAGATCCATGACTTTGTGTGGAGGAACTCGATATATAGCGCAAATCTCAGAACGGTTATATTTCCGGCTCTCGATAAACTGCGCATCCTCCATCGTCATGCCGATCTTTTCAGGCTTCATGCCCTCCCAGAGTACGGCAATGGATTGCCCTTTACGGCCGCCGTACTCCTCGCGGATTTTCTTGGCAAATTCATTGCGCCCTTCTTGGTTCGGAGCTTTCGGCGCCGGATGGACGAAGGCGAGCTGCAGCCGGCCGCCATTCTTTAGATTACTGCCCTGCCAGTCCTGCGCCGCAAGACCGACGCCGATCGCTTCGCGCTGATACCCTATTGGTGAATACCCAATGAGCCCGTTGTATCCCATGCCTGGTATGTGAAATACGTCCTCGCGCGCCAAGAAGCGGGTATCCTCACCTGATACCGAGTACTCGTAAACCAGATCGGTTTGCGGGCGCGTAACTTTTACCCTGGCCGGATTGAGAGGCCATAGCGCAACGGGTTGACCGAGAAGATTACGCAATATCTGGGCGTAGGCGTTTCCAAATGTCAGTAGATGCGCCTGAAGTGCCTCGCGGAAATTAAGAGCCGACATTTCAGGATTCGGAGCGTTATGCAAACGCCAGAATAACGGGTGATCCTCTGCTCTTTCCTTTGTTTTCCCGTTGCGTTTATAGAGAAATA